TGATCCAGTGACGGTCAAGACAATTGTTGATGAGAAGTTCGTACCGACGATTACCGTTGCTAAGCAAGTGTTTATTCTTGACGTTACAACGGCGGCTTAAAAGGAGGAATTTACATGTTTCCAGATCAAATTGATACATCAAAGAACTTCTCCGAAAATGGCAATGTTTACTACATTGTTCAAGAAGGAGACGAATTGTGGGCAGTCGCTACGGCGAACAACACATCAACACGTATGCTTGCCAACCTTAACCGGATGTATCCACAAGAAGATTTAAAGCCAGGAAAGAAACTTATTATTTCAAAAGGTGCTAAGTAGAAGGTGATCACATGGATTATCCGTTCGACCAAAATGACGTTATTGCCAGTGTCAAATCCTTATCTGACGTTGAACTAAGTGATGATATTCTTAATAGCTTACTGCCAATTGCTTATGGATTGATTAAACCATTGAATATTCCCATTAATGACAAGTTCGTTTGGAACCAAATTATGGAAATGAAGATGTTATCGCTTATCTGGATTAATTCTGACCTTGGAAAGGGAATTCTAGTGGATAACTTCAAAGATTTACACACCCAATATAACGGGAATGCAGTTAACCAATGGGAAGAATTATTAAATGATTTCCTGATCCGGTATGGATATTCAGGTTGGAGGATTAAACTTGGATGATTTATTCTCAGATGACAATCGATTCCCTGAAATCAAGGAAGAGTTTAGAAAATTGAATCATTATATGGTTGAAGTTGGTGTAATGAAGCCCGTGGGTAATAAGTCGTTAGCATTTATGCAGATGATTGCTACGGTTAACGAGTTTGGCGCTGAAATATATCCCAAGAATGGTCCATATTTAATTGTGCCAATGAGGGATGGTACATTTTACAAGCTTAAGCACGTCAAAATACCAGAACGTTCATTTTTACGTGATGGAGTTGATCTAGGGATGCACAAAATTGTTTCATGTGTCGAGGACGGATTAGCTGGCATCATGAGTGGTGATATGACAGCACGAGAACTATATGAAGCTGTAGGATTACTGATAGAGCAGCGCATTAAAGATGAAATAGTTCTTAAAACTAGTCCCCACAATGCTGCTTTAACTATTGAAAATAAGGGAAAAGACGATCCTCTAGTGGATACAGGCGCACTCCACAAGTCAATTGGTGTGAAGGTGATAGAAATATGAAATTCAGTAAAAAGAGTTTGATCAAACGTTATGGTATTCCGATTAGAATATATCAAAATACCTCATATACTGACGGTGGAGCAACATTAACGGGAGATTTCTTAAGAACTGATTTTCGTCAGCAACCATATATTGACGATAGTGAACCGATAACCCCAGTTAGTCCTAATGCCGATGCCAACCAAATAATCCTTACTGGTGATGGTAAAAGTGTCAATTATAGTCACGAATGGTATTCAATGCATCTAAATGTTCCTTTGGGAACCGTCGTTGCCATTAAAAATGGTGATGATGATACTCAGTGGGAATATCTTCAAGTCGTTGGTCAAGACCCATATTATGGTATTTCGGATGCTTGCGTCTATTATCTAAGGTCGAACAGTCAGGAGGTGCAAAGCGATAATGAAGCGAACGATCAATTGGCAGGAAATACTGGCAATAATGATTCAGGAGATCCGTTCTTTAACTAACCTCGATGAAAAACACGTTGTTGAAGATTACTCCATTGGAAATAAGCCATCACTTCCCTTCATTACTGTGCATCCTCGTGGGAGTATCGTGATGCCTGTACAGCACATGTATCCCATGCATGAACCAGTAGACACTCATCTGTCTATTGTCATTCATACGGCTAATGAATCACGTGGATTAGACCTCATGGATAACCTACAAGCTAATTTGAGAGACCCAGAAGTCCACTATCAGGTGAAACAAAAGGGAATCATCATTGTTGATGTAGAAGATCCACAAGACAACAGCTTTATTGGGATTAACAATTCCATTCAGCAATATGGATTTGATTTGGTAATTAGAGTTGAACGCAACTTTGAATCAGATCAACCAACTATTGAATCAATTGATAATAACAACCAAAGTATAAATAGAAATTAGGAGGAAACACAATGCCTATTACTAATGAACCGCTTGGCCCAGTGCATACAACCGTTAAGCTTGTAACACCAGTTAAGGACTTGGGCGATCAAATTCCGAAGTATTTAATTGAAGATCCAGACGCAACCGAAGCTACTCAAACTCGCTATAACAGTCTTCAAGAAGTTGGGGACGACTTCGATCCCGATACATTAATTTATAAACATGCTCAAGCAGCATTTGGCGGACCTAATCCACCGGAAGCAATTCTAGTTGTCAAGGCAGTCGCTGAGAATTCATTTGTATCACCTACAAGTATTAACGTCGATCAATCCAGTGTAACGGGAACAGTTGGTGGAACTACTAAAGTAACTACTACTGTATTACCGGCAACTGCAACGGATAAGTCAGTAAGTGCCGTATCTGGCGATACTAAGGTTGCAAGTGTATCGCCAAACGGTGATGGCTCATTTACTATTGCATTCAAGTCAGCAGGTAATTCAACTATTACTTTCCAGACTGGCGTTAATGATGAAATTACCACTACAACTCATGTTAGCGTTGCAGCAGCCGTAACTAAAGTTACTGGTGTAAAGCTTGATAAAACGACATTATCAGGAAAAGTTGGCGGAAATGATCAATTAACAGCAAATGTTCAACCTTCTGGGGCAACTAACCAGGGGGTTTTATTTAGCTCATCAGACGATACTGTAGCTGCGGTAGACAATACTGGTAAAGTAACGTATGTCAAAGCAGGAACTGCTGTTATCACCGCAACTACTAAAGATGGTGGTTTCACCGCAACTTCTAATGTAACAGTTTCTGCAGCGTCTTAAGGAGGGCTAACGAATGCTACAAATTAAATCAGAAAACAATGTAAATACAATTGCCTTTGATGGCCAAGTTGATGGTGTCACCCTTAAGTTTGAAGTTGATTTGGACGATGCCACGCTTATTAACACTGTTAAGGCAATTGCACCTAATGCTTCATTTGCAGAGTCATTATTTAAAACGGCTTTGAATAAGATCTCGACTGCTAACTTTAACAAAAAAAGTAATGAAGGTTCGAATGGAACTGATCCTGTTCAGGCTGCTAAGTAAGGGAGGAAAATATAATGGCAAACTCAGATAATTTAATTGCCGCTGTTAAAAAGTTTTATAACTCTGGCGATGAATATTTAATTCCAGTTGGAATTGATAAAAGCAAGATTCCAGCATTATCGAATTACATTGAAGCCCAGAACACCGGACTGTTGCTTGTTGATGTCGATGATATTGCTGATACCGCACCATACGCATCCAATGTTAATACAGCTGCGTTTAAGGCTAATACTGATACTGATCACGCAAATGTATTATCATCCGGTACTGTAGGGGCGGTAAGTGCATTACCAGTCGGTAGTTTCGATATTGCTAACACATCAGGTCTTGATGACAGCGTGCTACCACAAGACCAATTATCATTCCAGCAGGATCAACTGACACCTTACACAGAAGGTAACATTAATACGTATTATTTTGCTCAAGGGATGCCGATCGTACGTGATGGTAAAACCTTAAGCGGAGGCTATATTGACACGTTATTGGGACGTGATTTTATTATCAAGCATAGCAACAAGAAGCTTACTGAAATCATGGTTAAAAATCCTAAAATTTCTTATGATAACACCGGTATTAACTTGCTCAAGTCTGGAATTGAAAGCGTGTTTGATCAGCTTTACCGTAATGGTGGAATTGGTGAGAAAGATAATGGTAAGCCAGATTATACCGTGACTGCATTGCCACGAGAAGATATGAAGGACGCTGATGTCTCACAACGTATTTATCGTGGTTTATCTTGGCAGTATCATCCAGCAGATGCCATTGATGATGTTTATATTTCTGGTGAAATCGACCTATAAGGAGGAAATTGATAATGCAACTTACACAACACACATTTGACCCATGGGAAGTGGCAGTTCAAATTGATGGCCTCCCATTTACTGACTTTGGCACTGGCGATAAAGTCGCTGTTGCTTGGAACAACGATAACGTTACTGATTCGGTTGATAATAATGGTAATGGTAAATCAGCCATTAACCATGATCATTCTGGTACGTTTACGTTTAGTGTTGATCCTAATGCTGCCAATTATGCTCATCTCATTGACTTGGCCAACAATTTGACTGGCGTCCCTGTATCAGTAACATCGAACTTTGCTCACTTCCATACCGATAGCGCACGAATTACCCGTCCTGTTGATACGACTTTGAACGCTGATTATCCAAGTGTTTCTGTAGTCTTTAAGGCTTCTGTATTGCAAGTTGACCCGATTACTGCATAAAACAAATTTATATTCAATTGATAAATAAAGGAGAATGCTTGAAATGACAGAAGAAGTTAAAACTAAGTCAACAACTAAAAAGGCTACCGAGACACCTGTTAAGGAACCAAAATTGGTTAGAACTGAACGAAATGGCATGATTGTTGGCTCTGTAACCCTTTGGGACAAAAAGACCAAGCAAAACATTAAATATCCCTTCAATTTTCCAGGCGTAGAAAATGCCGTTAAGTTTACTGATTTGGCAGATGTTAGTCGTCATGCCTACTGGGATGCCTTTATTAACGGTAATGATGATCTTGGACTTAATCCGCTTATTGGTACGCCCACTGTTGGTGGAAAACCGGAAAAAATGAGTTGGAAATTCTGGGAAAACCATTCTGGCGTTATGAAGGTTTGCTCAGAAGCTGACCGGTTTCTTGTGCAAGAACTTAACTAATCACTTTATTCGTAAAACGGATCTTGAGGCATTAATTAATAAATCAACGTCTCAATCAATTGGCTGGACTGCTTATATCTATAATGGGTTAGAAAGCGGACTGCCTCGGCCAATTAAGTATATGAATGCTGATGAACTGTCTGTCTTCAATTGGGCGATTTCTAAGCGCATGGAAGTACAGTCACAAATGCGAGGAGGATTCTAACATGGGATATGCAAGAAGTGCCAAAGTTGGATTCCGAGTTGTATCAGAAAACATGGATGCGATTGATCGTGCGAATGACAAGATGGATCGGCTTATCAGATCAAGCCGTGAGGCCAACAACCAACTTTCCCATTTTGGTAATCGCATGTCGGTTCAGGGATTGACCAAGTTTGAAGATAAATATGAAAGCTTAATTTCTAAATCGAAGAAAATGTCTGATAGCCTTATAAGCGATACAGATAAAATAAATGATCGTCTAAAAGGCCTTGCTGATAGCTCTCGTGAATCCGCGAAGCAAATCGGCAAGGCTTTTTCTGATACTTCCAAGGAAGCCAGAAACTCATTTAAACGTTTGCCTAAAGAGGCAGACTTCAAAGTAAAGACAAATCTCAAGCAAACAAGTAGTGATATTGATCATGCAAATACACGAGTTCAAAGGTTCGGCACAAAGGGTAAGACATCATTTGATAATTTAAGCAGAAGTGGTCGCAAAACGACAAAGTCGTTTAGAAACCTGTACGATGCCGGCAATGACTTTGTGAATATTAGTTCTCAAATTGCTATGGGAGCAGGGATGGTTGGAGCCGCATTTCTTAAATCAGCAAACGAAGCTACGAATTTGCAGAATAAGTATATTACTATCAAAAACTTATTAAAGACTGGTGGGGAATCAACTTCTCAATCGAAGCGTGAAACTGCAGCAATGCAGAAAGAAAACAACCGTTTTGCGTTACAATATGGTGTTTCACCAACAGCGATGGCAACAGGTGGTGAAGAACTGGTCCGACGTGGATATAACGGTAGTCAGGAATTAGCATCACACAAATACTTCCTACAGGCTGCCAGAGCTTCAGGAGATCCGTATAATGCGGTTGTTAATTATGGTGCTCCTACGCTTGAACAGTTTGGCTATAAAACTAAAGCTGGTAATTCAAGGAGGAAGATGGCTGCCTACACCAAGAAAGTTCTGAACGAAATGGCATATGGATCAGATCTAACTGCCACAAACTTCGAAGGTATGGGAAACGCGCTGAGATATGTTGGTGCAACTGCCCATAGCTCTAACCAGGGGCTTGCCAGAACTGTTGCGGGAGTTGGTGTTCTTTCTAACAACGGACAAGATGGTTCCATTGCTGGTACTGGTTTACGTAAGGTTATGAATTCGTTTGCCGCGCCTAATATGGCTGCTAAGTCTCAACAAGGACAAGTTATGTCAGCCCTGGGGCTTAAGCCATCAGATTTTCAAAAGGCCAACGGGCAAGTCAAAACGCTTGCTGATAATATGGATGTCTTGAAGAAAGCCACGGCAGGCATGAGCTCTGCTCAAAAATTTAACGTTTTTCACATGTTCTTTGGCACAACTGGTCAAGAATCAGGGCTTATCCTTGCCAATAACACTAAACAGTTAAGATCATTAACCGGTCAGGTTAGTCGTGCTCAAAAGTATGGTAAGAGTGGGTACATTCAATCGCTTGCCAAAAAGAATATGCAGTCTTGGAAAAATCAGATTGATGTCTTCAAGCAATACGTGAATATCATGGGGATGGGATTCACTAAAACGATTCTTCCGCTATTCACCAAAGCATTGGGAGTTGCTAACAAATTCCTTAAAGTTTTAATTGGCCTTCCTTCACCAATTAAGAAAGCAGCCGGTTATGCCGCAGCGTTTGCGAGTGTTTGGGGCGGTATCAAGGTTGGTAAGGGCCTTTTAGGGTTATCAAGCAGCCTTCTATTTGGTAGAGGTCGCAAGGCTTCCACCGCATCCAGGGTGCTTTCCACTGCGCTTTCCACTGCCGGGGCTTCACCTCTAGTAGGATCGCGAATTCGTCGTGGAGAAAAAGTATCAGCTACTCGAACCGGATCAACTCACTTTGCACCATCCCGTTTAGGTAATGCAGCAACTGCGTTAAGCAGTGACAAACTCCTAAAGGGAATGTCATATGCCACCATTGGCCTTCAAATTGGTGGTCATGCCGTTAGTGCATTTAAGCATGGTATTGACAGTAAACAAGGCGGTAGTCAAATGTGGCAAGCCGGCGGTAATGCTGTCGGTGCTGGCCTGGGTCTTGCACTAAGTGGTGGTAATCCATTGGTTGCCATGATTGGATCGTCTGTTGGTGGCTCTATTGCTAAATATATTGCTGAAAGTAATTTTGTCAAAAATTTCAATAAACCAGATAAGAAACATCAGACTAGTCCCGACGAAACGAATCAAGAAAAACGTCAAAGAAAGCAGAAACAACTTCGCAAAAAATATTATAGCAATAAGTCAGGAAACGGTGATGTTGATGATGCTAACGAAGTCCTTAACCAAGTTGGCGCCAGACCATTTAAATATGATCATGGCCGTGGGAGTGCCTATAAGGCTACTAGTGTAAGTAATGCTCTTGGTTCTTGGACATACGCAAGCCTAAATAAGGCTAATCGTTCATATATAAAGCAGGCGGTTAGTCTTGAACAGCAAGGAAATATTGCTTGGGCTCAATCAGCTGGCAAAACTTCGACCAAGGTATCTGCAATATATGGAAAGTTATATAAATTAGCAGACAAGCAAGCAGATAAGCAACTAGCATCGAGCGAAAAAGGATATTCATCGTTAAGAAAGCAAGGATTGTTGAGTTCGTCAGCGGCTGAAAAAGCTACGAGTTCTGAGAAAAGTAGTATTGATAGTAGACTAAACTATTTGAAATCTCATTTGAGGAAAATAAGTAATGACGACCATCTAAGCGGAGCAAAACGCGCAAAACTCATTCAAAAGGTCAATGCAAGAATTCTTTCTCTTACCGATGTTGGTGCAAATAAGCAGAAACTCATTATGAGAAATCTAATGAGCTCAACTACACACTTAACGGTTCACGGATATGCAAAAATTCTGACAAGTAGTAAAAAGAATGAGCAGCAAACGATTTCTAGTGCCAAGAAAACATATAGTGCTGAAAAGAAGTCCGCAAACAAACGTTATGCAGCCAACGTTAAGCTGGCAAAAACGCTTCCTCATCTAACGGCGTCTCAACGTCAAGGAGTCATCAAGCAGGCTGAAAAACAACGTAAGCAATCAATATCTAAAGCTTACAGTCAGTACAAAGATTCTGTTAAGTATGCCGAAAAGCAGCGGAGAGCTGTGGTTAAACAGGCTGAAATGGAAGCGGGAGATGCGAAAAATGCTTTTAGCAAGGCTGCTAAAGATATTGGAACGAGCATCCCCGCTTTAATTACTCATAATTTGAAGCTGGGTCTATCGACACGGAACCCCAAATTTAAATCCAAAGATTTTACTGATAGTAAGGCCAAAGCGTACGGAAGAGCACAAGCTGGTACAACTGTCAGCCGTCGCAAGCGTCCTAAAGGTTATAAAGGAATTTATAATGGTTCAGACATTAACGTGTTGTCACATGCTCTAGGTACTCGTGATACGTCAATGCACTCACACGCTGCTCTCGTTGGCGAAGGTGGCACAGAACTAGCATATACAGTAAACGGTCGTAAAGCGCGTTTGTTGGGTGCTAATGGTCCTGAAATCACGCATGTTAAGCACGGTGAGCGAATCCTTAACCACCGAGATACTAAAAAAGTCCTTAGCGGTTCATATGGAAGCGTATTGCCGGGATATGTTACTGGGAATACGAAGCTTGGTTCAAGTAATTCTCTGAAATCCGTAGAAAAGTTAAGTAAAAAGACTGTAAAAGATTATAAAGATTTATCAAATGGATCAAGTAAGCAGTTAGACAAATTTAGTAAGAGTAGTAAATCTAAATGGTCTAATATCCATAAGGCAACTTCAAAGATCACGGACAGTACGCAAAAGAAAACTGTTACAGATTATGATCAATTGCAAAAGGGTTCCTACAAGCAACTTGTACAATTTGATAAGGGCAATACTTCTAAGTGGCGAAACATCAATAGCGATACGAAGCATTACACCAATCAATCAAAGAACCAAGCAATTTCGACCTATGACAGCATGCAAAAAGGCGTGCAGAAGCAAGTTAACCAAATGCGGTCTGGAGTTATCTCATCTGGTAAAGCTACTGCAACCGGATTTGGTCACGCACTTGGTAAGATGGATAACTACGCGCATTCAGCAATGTCCAATACTGTTCACCAGTTAAATGGTGGTATTAAAGGAATTGATAAAGTCCTTGGACAGTTTGGTGGTAATAGTTCCGTTATCAATGCCATTCACTACGCTAAGGGTTCAAACGGAGAGCTTTCTAATGATCAGTTGGCGATCGTGAATGATGC